CTGCGTATTTTTCGTAGCTTGATGTTAAGGTAATTGAGCACCGCTTCAATCTCTTGTAGTTGATTGAAACGACGCTCCGTTACACCGGGCAGGCCAGCGAGATTCTTTTCTATGTTACCATAGACAGTGACTTCTCGTCGTGCTTCTTCCAGTTCTGCTTCATAGTGTGCTATGAAGTCAGGTATCGCACCTAAACTAGCTACTACTTTACTATACCACATTAATAGTCATCATCCTCATCTTCATCGTAGTCAGTTTCTTCAACTTCATCTTCACCTAGGTATTCTTGCAGGCTACGTTTGAGATAACTGTCAGTCGCGCCAAACGCTTTTAAATCGCGCTCTACGATGTTGTGATCTGCAACAACACTCAGCACATGATCCGCGGCCGCCTGGCGATCCTTGGGATTGATATATTCTTTACAAGTAAGCCAAACTTCACCTAATGCATCTAACTCAATGCTCATTCTGCTGTCTCCTCATCTAATACTGCTGGTGCTTCTGGGGCAGGGCCTCCATCTAATAATTTAGCGTTTGAACTGATATCTGCCATGACTGTATCTAAACAATTCTCTTCGTTAGATTCCCATGCTTTACGGAACTGCTTGATTTCCTGACCTGCTAAAGATTTATAAGCAAGTCTGTTACCATCTTTAGTCAACAGGCCTTTACCTTCCATCATATCAACTAAACCACTGTATGGGTTCATACCTGTTTCATATGGAATCTTGATCTGTACTGATTCAAATGGTTTAGCGTAACGAGTTTTCATAATCTTACAAGCGGCACGGATACCTTTGACTTCTGAAATCTTGTTGCCATCTTCGTCTTCTTTAAGTTTAAGTTTACGCATAGCAACTACGATACTCGATGCGTAGATAAAACCTTGACCACCTGAAATTTTATCATCTGGATCGAACATGTCTTGGCTAGCGTATGTATGATTGGTTGCCACCAATCCAACATTATGACTACCAAACATATTTACACAATTACGCACAAGTGCTGTAAGTGCTTTAGGTTTACGACCCATGTCACCTTTTAAATCACCTGCTTCAAATTGATTGATGTCGGTTGGTGTTAGTAACATACCCAAGCTGTCGATAACAAATAATACTTTAGGACATTCTTCTTTTGGTAATGTCTTGTATTCTTTCATAAACTCATGGATTGTTTTAGCTACATCATCAATCATAGCCAAGTTAAGTTTAAGAAGTTTTTCTTCGCTAGTATCTACACCAAGATCGTGTAACCATTTTTCATCAAGTGCGTTTTCTGTGTCAACTAGGATAACATAGATGCCATCTTTCTGTGCGTTACGGATTAAGTTACCGCTACAGATAAAACTTTTACCTGCACCAGATTCACCAGCAAATACAGTAACTTTACCTAGTGGAACACCACGATGGAAGTCTCCACTGATTAAGTAGTTAAGTGTGTAATTGCCTGTTGAAATCCAGTCAGTAGGATCATTAAATCCTGTACTAAGCCCATCGATTGACTTGGTAATTGACTTTCTAAATTTACTTATATCAAATGGTTTTGCCATGTTTATTGCCCTCTATTAAATTATATAATTCTATAAATGTTTTTCTACTATTCAAATTCCTGCGAGTATCTAATTTGGTAAGTTCTATTAGACTCTGTTTAATGTTCTTTTCAAACGGTGTTTTTATATATTGTAGCATATTTTTCAGTCCATCTTCAAGCAAAAAGCCTGGCTTTTGGCTAATTAAATTATCCAATCGATCACCAACACTGTCTAAAACATCAATTGGTAAATGTCGGATATCTAACCACGATGGTCCAACCAATGCTGATATGACAAAACTGTTATCGTGGAAACCGAGGTCCTGTAAATATTCTAGACAATCAAATATTGATTGATAATTTAATAAAAAGTGTAACATATTAAATGTAATCTTATGATCCAATTCTTTGATTGTTTTAAGATTAGTTAAAAAGTCAGACCAACTGCTGCCATATCGTATGTATTCAAATTGATCTTGGATAGATTCTATACTGACTATCCAATGTACGTTTTTAAATTCGTTGATCAATTTAAAATTAGGAGTATTCACTCGACTAAGATTGGTATTGATCCTTAGATGCACATCCGGATTGACTTCTTTTAATAACATCAAAAACTCATAATTTTCTTTCATTAACAGAGGCTCACCACCTGCTAGATAGACATGCTTTAACTGACCTGCATGTTTAAAGATAAAATCTTTTAATGTTTTTCTTTGTTCATCCGATGGAATATCTATATCATAGTTTAATTCATTAGCCCATTGACTGCTAAATTCTGGACCACAATACACACAGGCAAAATTGCAACTGTTGGTCCAACGCACATCTACTGTGTGTAATTGGTAATTGTCTATGCTGTCATATGTTTGATTTGGCACTGTACGCAGTTCTTTAAGATAAAACACCCTATCACTGATAATGTCAAAACTTGTTTTATTTTTTTCTTTGCCGTAGCATCCACTACAATCAGCATTGGGTATACTATCTAGCATGGATTGTTTGACACTGATATTTTTACTGTTGGCCAGTATTTCTTCTATACTTAGATCTTTGATATTACCTAACTGTCCATTACTACGGGTACAGTTGGCCACAGTGCCGTCAGGATTATAGACGAATCCCGTCCACGGTAAAGGACAAAATGCTTTATTGGTGAGGTATGTTTTCGCGTCCATTAATAATATTTTGTATTCAAACTTATTTCAGGTATTTCTAAATGAGGACCTACACTTTCTAAACAATTAACCAATGCCTCGGCCCATTCATCTGGGTCCGCACAGGGCGGAACTGTTTCACCGGGCTGAGTAGCAACGCTTCCGGGTTTAACCAAGGTAAATTTTGGACCTACATTAATGTGTGCCAACTGACGAGTAGCTTCTTCTAAGGCGATTTTCTGTGTGCGATATTCATCCATACCTAATCCAGGTAGTGGACTTACTGGACATAATGTACTCATTGTACTGATTACCATAATCCTTTTATCAGTTTTACCTTGCCAAGCTTCACAGACTTTATACAATAATTCTGTCTGGGCGAAACCCGCCTGCGCATTATTGATAAACATGTCACAGGGTTCTATCATTGCTAGTATTTTAGGAATGCTACGGATATTATAACCATTGCGACGACTGAGACCAACGATTTCATGTCCTTTGTTTAGATATACCTTAGCCAGAGCTTGTCCTATTCCTGCTGAATGTCCTGTTATGGCTATTTTCATTTTAATAATTCCAATGGTTCATTATAAAAGGTAAAGCTGGCTACTATGCGTGGAACTTCTGTAGCTGTTGTTTTTTCTACGCTGTGTTCTATTTGCGAATTAAACACTATAGGCTGTGTCATATCAGATAATTCAGATACTAATTGATCATGTTCATACCAACGATTGACCCATCCATGGGTATTTAACACAGGTATATTAATTTTTGCTATAACTGGTAATTCATCAACGTGTTTAGGAAGATGCTCATTGCCAGTGATTATCGTTATGGCCGCATGCCTTGGCACTAATTTGTGTTTTTTAAAAAATTCCAACAATTCAGGTACATTTTTTAATACTTGTTTAAGATCAATAAAATGCCAGCCAAAATTAGTAGTAGCCAACAGATCAGTTTCTGTTTGTAAAAATTTATAGATGCCTGCTGAAATCAATTCAATATCATCACAAGGCATCTCTGCATAGCATTTTAAACTCATATACCTCTTAACTCATTTTGTTTCTGTATATATGCCAACGATTCTGGGGTACCTTTATTTTCAACTGATAGTTCAACAGGTTCAGCTAGATAAGCATAACTGTGATCTATACCGTGTTCCTGGGCAAATGCTATGATATTTGATAGATCATCTACATTTAATGCGCTGACAGTGGTCCACAAATTTAATTTTACCGGCATGTCACGATACTGCATTAAGTTACTGTAGAATTTGTCCCATTTGATAGGCCAACGCACACGTTCATATACCGGTCCGATTCCGTCAAGGCTAACTGTTACAGTGACTTGCACTCCACGTTTTGCTAAATCTACCAGTTCATCTAAAACTAGGGCGCAGTTGGTATTAACCCTTACTGATTTAATGCTAGATGGTAAGTTTGCTAATATGTGTTTATAGTTCTTGCTGGCACTGGGTTCACCGCCATTGATGTCTAAGTGTACAACTCTATCTAATGGCAAACTCCAAAACTTATTACTGTTGTCTACTATGGGATATGTTCGGCTTTTTAGTCCGCCTATCATCGTGCTGAGGGTTTCGTTACAGGTCATGCAAGCACTGTTACAGATATTGTCTAATACTCCGCCGACTGAGAGATAGTCTTCTTGTTTTTGTATTTTGTCAAACTTGATAGCATTTAATCTGATACTGGTATTATTTTCTTGCTCTGTTTGTTTACATCTTTCACACCATGCGGGCCAAAGACCTTTGTGCATAGATAATTTAACATTGCGTAACCATAGGCTAGAATCCATTTCTTCAAGTGTAGCGAACTCTGGTGCATCAACCATATGTCCGCAACGGCTAACAGTGCCATTGGGATTAAGTCGAACAAAATGATCTAGTCTAGGACAATACATGTTCGCAAGCCTTGGGATCTCGTTCTTTGAGATATTTTAGTATTTCATCAAATGTCATAGCTTGTCCGACTAAACTTAATAATAAATTATCTATTCTTAAGTACATTTCATTATGTATATTCGTGTTCAGTCTATCTATTACTTCGCTTGACAATAACTGTGTTTCATGTGGTTTTATATTTAATGGAGTAAATTCTTTAAGAGATTCCATTCCGTGTAAGTGTAATTTGGTTGCAGTTCTGTTGGTATATCTAGTCAAGTTTACTAACCAACTGAACTGAGGTGCATAGTGTCTATTAAGGAACAAATATGTTTCAGCAAAATAGACGATGGTATCTACATCTAAATCAGGATTTTCTTGTTTGGTATTATAGACATAGGTATTGAATCCTGAGATAAATCTCTCTTGAGGATTTCTTATAATTACGTTGATATCGGTTAACTTTCTTATCTGCTCGTTAAATAGGATTTTACATTTCTGAGCTTGTGCATACCCATTGATACTTGAGCTTCCATTTTTAAAAATGGGATAGATGAACCGTTGTGAAGCTAGTTCAATAACTTCACAACGGTCTGGAAAGATAATATCATCTATCCTAGACAGCATATCTAGGTATTACTGCGCTTTTTGACGATTGCGGATCATCGCTAGGATGTCTTCGGCACGTGCTGTTCCACCTGCTGGAGGTATCGCAACTGGTGCTGTAGGAGCCGCTGGTGCAGCCTCTGCAACTAACGGAGCAGTTTCAAATTCTTCATCTGCCACTAGTGGTGCTGCTGTTTGTGCTACTGGTGTAGCTGATTCAGCTGAGACGATTGTTACGCCTCTTGGTTTGTAGTAGTTGCCCCAACGTTCTGCATCATATGCTTGACCATCTACTGATGCTTCAAACATTTCTTTCATGACTTTTAATTCAACTTCGCTTGGTTTCTTAGGTAAGAAATCTTTCAAGTTGTATAAGCCATGAGTTTCAATAGCTGTGGCTTCTTCTGCTGTTAGTGCAGATTCTTTGCGTGACCATTTTGAAGTTGAGTAGTCAGCATAACCACCTTTTGATGTTTTAGTGACTGTAAAGTCTAAACCACCTTGGTAGTCTGTTGGTAAGTTTTCTAACTCAGGATCAAGTAATGCTGATTTGATTAAGTTAAAAATCTGTGGACTAATGATAAATCTACGAATTGGATTTTCTGGTGTCTTATCGTCTGAGATAGGATTCTCACGCACAAAACCTTGGAACAAGTATGATCTTTTCTTCCAATACTTACGACCCATTTCTTCTAGACTGGTGTCCTTGAACCAAGTACGGACTTCTGCTAAGATTGGACATGCTTCGCCCCACATCTCAACGCATGGTACTTGAACAGTGACTGGTTTACTATCTGCTTGGCCTTTAACGCCAGCAAACGGTAGATTGATCATTGCTCGTTCTGCCCAAAAGAATGTGTTTTTTGTGTCTGCGTCTGGAAGGAATCTAATGCGAGCGTTTGTGCCTTCTTGGATGTTCCAGTGTGCGTAGATAGCGTTATCGCCACCACTTTGTGAATTGCCACCTGTACCGCGTGACTCTTGTGCTTGTAATTTAGCACGAATTTCTGCTAATGATGTTGCCATGGTATTACTCCTTGTGTTTTAAGTTGGTCTTTAATATGCCTAAACGTACTATGCATTTATATATAGTACGCTATAATTATTTATCTCGCAAGTGATATTTTCAAATATTTTAGCCAAAACAAAAGGGCCCGTAGGCCCTTTTGGTATTACTTGTGTCTTATTTTTGTAATCCTGC